CTACTTCACCCTTGAGGAACAGTTCAGGTCTAATGCCAGTTGGATAATGAAATCCGCAATTGCGGCACTCATAACGAGTATCGCATCAACAGCGGCTGGAGTTCACGCGATACCTGATCTGACAGTAGCTCCCGCCAATTTCATACTTGGGCGACCCAACGTAATGGTCGACTCGGCTCACGGTCTTGGTGCAACCATCACGGCTACTGAGCGAATTGCCTTATTCGGCGATCTTAAGCAATATGCGATTTTTGACCGTGCAGGCTTTTCAATAAGACGCAACGATTCTGAGTTTATGAACACGGACCAAGTGGGTTTTTACGCTTCCAGAAGAGGCGACGGGCAACTGACTCTTGCCGCCGCTTTCAAGATGTGTAGAGCCGCCGCTAGTTAATAGCGGGACAGGAAAATAAGCGGGGCTAGTCGGGGGGTTTTGGGACTTCATATTCCCCCCCGGCTAGTCCCCTGGAGACGAAAATATGACAGTTAAAGTTGAATGCATTAAAGAGTTCACCCTGGCGGGACGGCTTTATTCTGCGGGCGAACAATACGATATTCCCGCTAAACAGGCGAAGGACTATGGCGAGTATTTCGAAAGGATGACGCCGCCATCTCCCAATAAATCAAAGAAAACTGAGGAAAATAAATAATGGCGACGCGTCATTCTTATGCGAGCATTGATGATCTGCGGGATTACCTTGCAGGGACATCCTATTCAAGCGGATGGACAAGCGACACGGCAGTCCTGAGAAGGATCGTCGAGTCCGCATCCAGCCGGATTGATAACTATGTGGGAATGCAGAGTTTTGGTCCGCGTCTCGAGACCCATTATTTCGATATCGGATCTGGGACATTAAGGGATACCCCCCAGGTTATAACATCTGGCTCCTCCTCGACTCAGATCGGGCTGAAGGATTTTTATCTTTCCGCGATCCCCCTGGACTCCTGGCTTGTATCAGTCACTTCGGTTACATCCTACAAGCAAACAGAGCGAACAGAGAGCGAAACGCTAACAGAAGGATACAATGCGGACTACTGGCTGGAGCCTTATAACAGAACGCCAAAAACCCGGCTCAAATTAAATGAAGATTCATCAAAATCATTTCACGCCGGGCAACAAACTCTCGCGGTTCTTGCTACATGGGGTTATGCGAATGACACCATAAGCGAAACAACCGCTGATGCTATATCCTCCACCACGGCGACAACCGCAAGTGTGTCGAGCGCAAGTAGCCTGAGTATTGCCCAGACAATTCTGATTGATTCTGAACAGTTATATATAACAGGAATCAGCGGAAATACCCTCACGGTGGAAAGAGGAGTAAATGGGACAACTGCCGCCACTCATTCCGGTGGGGCTTCGCTTTACAGTTATGAATACAATCCCATCGTTGTCCAGGCATGTCTTGATCTCGGAAAGGTTTTCTTCCGGGACAGGGATATGGGGACAACCTTAACAATCGGAAGCGGCGCGGAAGGAATCACGAGATCCGATGCTGACGCGAGTTCTGTTCTTTCAACCCTGGACGAATTCCGCTCTGTAACAGCTTATTCGGAGACTTACTTCTAATGGCAAAATCGGGAGTATTCGCTAAGGGACCATTGTTCGATAATCCGGACGATAACCTGACACGCGCCGCGAATCGCGCCCTGACAGATATTGCTGTCATGGGTGCCAATAAGGTGAAGGAACAACTTTACCCGGGACATGGAAGAATCACGGCAAATCTCCGAAATCATGTCGGTGGAAGCCTGGTTAAAAGCCTTCATGCCCAGATTGATGCCGGAGAAGCCAGGTATGGGGCAAATCTTGTTTATGCGTCATGGGTAGAAGGAACATCATCCCGGAATAAAACAACCCGGTTCGGTGGATATCATATGTTTCAGAATGTGAAGGACTGGCTTTCGAAAGGATCAAAGGAAGTGGACGATCTTTTTGAACAGGCATTGGTCGAGGTATTGAAATGAGCCGATCAGGTGCATTGGACAGAATAGACGCATTACTCGGAACGGTCTCAGATCCGACGTTTACAGCGATTCTAAGAGGTGAACCTCTGTCCATCCCCGGAACTCCTCTATGCGCCTTCTGGATAGTCTCACGGTCAACAATGTTCGAAACCTTCACTGATGTTTCGACAATGACCACTTTCACAATCCGGGCATATTTTAGGATGCAAGCATCCCAGGACGTCCGGGAATCCCTCGAATTGGATTTGTGGGATGCCGCGGTGAATATTGACACGGCGCTGAGAAGTGACGCGGATCTGGCGGGGAATTGTACAGACTCGAATGTTGGCTCAATGGCTACAGGATACACGGATATCGGCGGGGTGGCATACAGAACAATGGATATTCCTTTCGAGGTCGAGAATCTCGGGGAAGTAACAATTACTCCATAGGAGATTTTAATGGCAAAAGTTACCGGGTTAGATACAAGGCTTTATGTTGAAGGGTATGACCTTTCCGGGGATGCGAATTCATTAGCCGGAATGGGATACTCCCAGAATCTTCTCGATGTCACTACCCTGGACTCTTCAGCGGTGAAGCGATTGGTCGGTGAGGCTTCCGGACAGATGACAGTAAATGTCTGGTTTGATGCGGCTACGGGAAAATCGCATTCAGTTTTTACATCACTCAGCGGGAAGCAACCCACAGCGGATCAAACTGTCCTGGTTCCCCTGGGAAGTGCGGTCGGGTCTAAGAGTGCGGGAATAGTTGCGAAACAGGGTGATTATTCTGTGGACTCGGCTCCGGGTTCTGCCGTGTCGGGTGTTGTTAATTATTCTTCAACCGCTGGAGTGCCGTTGGAATTTGGGACAATGGTGACTGCCCATGATGACACGATCACCTCGTCTACTTCGGGAAGTTCGGTTGATGATTCAGCCAGTAGCAGTAATGGCGGATCATGGATTTATCAGATCCTCGCATTTTCAGCAGTTGGGGGAAATGCCAGATGGCTTGTAAACCTCCAGCACTCGACTAATGATTCGAGCTTTTCGGATGTTATATCGGCATATGTGACGGCTGTTGGTGCCGCCAGGGGTGAGTTCACGGGAACGCTTAACAGGTATGTTAAAAACAGGGTGGTGTTAGACGCGTCATCCGGATCAATAACTTTCGCGATTAGTTATGTTAGAGATTAAAGAAAATTTTTAGGAGGCTATTATGGCAAAGCAGACGGGGCTGGGGGATTACATAGCGGTGGATGACTCCGGGGGAAACCCCCGGGATATAAGTAACGATGTCAGTTCCCTTTCCATAGGGAACAGTCAGAACTTACTCGAGGTTACCGCCCTCGATAAAAGCGCGGTTGAGAGACTGGTCGGATTAAGCGATGGAACTGTCAGCATGTCGGGAACTTCCGACTTTGCGTCAAACAAAGTTCATGCCGTTCTTGCGGAAGGTCGAACTGCAACCAGGACATTTGATTATCGGATCGGGGGAAATACCTCCACTAATCCAAGACTCCAGATGGAGATGGTAATCGGAAGTTATACCGTTGACCGGGGAACCGATGGCTCATCAACCTGGTCTGCTGAATTGTCACTTCAGAGCGGAACTGTTCCAGACTGGGATACGGTTCCCTGATGGTAGTTGAAAAACGGAGCCGACCGACATCAATATCCCGGCATTCTCAGCCTTTCATAGTTCCGAGGCGCCAGGCAATCCTGACGTTTCCTCCCGGTCATGACTATGAAGGGGCTGAGATCCATGCGCGGCTGGACGTGGATGTCCGCACCTTTTTCGAACTTCAGAATATTGGCGAGGATTCCACCGCCGGGGAAACAAAAACGGCATTTGAAAGATTTGGGAATGAAATCGTCAAGTCATGGAATCTCTGTGATGATGAGGGTGAAAACATATCCCCTGATGCTGAAGGATTTCTTTCACTTCCCCCGGCAGTTTGCATTGCAATAATCGGGGCATGGGCGGAGGCGGCGGGAACCTCGGGGGAAGACTAGAGGCTGACATTGCCAGGTGGAAACACGTTAAAGGCGGAGTTGATATAAACGGGAATGCGATAGAGAAGCCTGTGGAACTCTATCAGGCTGAAATAATTGACGGGATATGTCAGAGGTATTCCTGTCTGCCGTCCGCCGTATATAAAGAAGATGTCAGCCTGATGAGACTATTGCATATTGTCGGATTAAACCAACCGGAAACGGAGAAGTAAATTGGCGAATACGGTTACAGTCGAGGTTTCGGCTGATACCTCCAAAGCTGAAAAGAATCTCGGGGGACTTGGCGGAAAGGTCAAGGGTCTCGCGAAGCCGATCGCCATAGGATCGGCGGCGGCGACCGGATTTGCTATGGCGGCTGTAAAACTCGGGGACGAATTTAAAAAAGCCGAGAATACAATTGCCGCCGGAACCGGTGCAACCGGGGAAGCCCTCGAATCCTTAAAGATAGATTTTGAAGAAGTCTTCAAGGATGTTCCCCAGGACGCCGAGGCGGTCGCAAGTGTAATCGCAGACCTGAATACAGAATTAGGTCTCCAGGGGGATGAGCTACAGAACGCGTCCAAGGCATTCCTCGACATGTCCCGGGTCATGGGTGAGGAAACCGCCCCCATGATCAAAGCCGTTTCTGATTCTATGGTGGCATTTGGGGTTCCCGCCTCAGAGGTTGAATCTCAACTGGATAAACTTGTCACGGCATCCCAGGCTGTCGGCGTACCGATGACCAAGCTATCTGAACAGGTTGTCAAATTTGGACCCCAGTTAAAAGAGATGGGCTTATCCCTGGATGAATCGACTGCGTTATTTGCGAATATGGCGGCGGCGGGAATAGAGACCAAAGCCATCATGCCGGGATTATCCACAGCCATGCAGAAGATGGCAAAAGAAGGTGTTGAGGACATGGGGGCGGGGCTTACTGATCTATTTGATAAGATCAAAAACGCAACATCCGAAACCGAGGCGATGGCGCTTGCGACTGACGCATTTGGAGCCGGGGCGGGAGTTAGATTCAAGGATGCAATACGAAGCGGGGCAATGGAATTTGATGGACTCCTGGCGGCGATGGAAGATTCCGAGGGTAAAGTTGACGCCCTTGGGGAATCAACTTTAACAACTGCGGACAAAATGGATATTATGAAGAATAAGGTCAAGGGGGCATTAGCTCCGATTGGCGGCATGGCATCCTCTATCGGTCCACTTGTTATTTTAATTCCCGGGATGACCACGGCAGTTTCCGGAATGACTGCCGCGATGGGAGCTTTGAATCTTTCAATGGGTCCGATCCTCATTGCTATCGTGGCAATAGCAGCGGCAATCGGTGTTGCTATTCTGATATGGAAAAACTGGGACACAATTGTCGAAGGAAGTAAAAAGGTATGGGAAGGATTAAAAGAAGCCATTACCGGATCCCTGGATGGCATATGGAGCGCAATAAAGTTTTATATTAATCTCTGGATAGGAGCGTTTAATCTACTTATTAAAGGGATGAATCTAATCAACTTCAAGGTTCCGAGTTGGGTTCCGGGGATGGGTGGAAAAGGGTTCGGGTTTGATATTCCGGAAATCCCGAAACTTGCCGAGGGCGGGATCGTTAATCGTCCAACCCTTGCAATGATCGGGGAAGCGGGGGCAGAGGCGGTCGTTCCTTTAAACAAGGGAACGGGAGGCATGGGTGGGATTACTGTCAATGTGATGATGCCGGAAGGCGGAACAGTTATCCTGGACGATGAATCAACGGCTCAAAGATTCGGCGATTTTATTACCATGCAGATCCGGGAAGTATTAAGAACACAGGCGGCTTTCTGATGGCGACTCCATATGTGAAAGCCTTTGTGGACTGGGATTCTGATGGTAATTACACCGGAACATATGATGATATTACTGGCGATATCAGAACCATGTCCTTTGCCCATACAAGGCAGAAAGCTACCGAGTATATGAACGGTAGTGTTTTAAATATTAAGTTAAATAATAATGATCATAAATATTCACCGCCTTATTATCCAAGTCCTTTACAGGGAAAATTAACCGCCGGAAAGGATACCAAGGTCATCCTGGGATATCCATATGATGATTTTGTGGATACAACTGACACGGTTTTAACCAGTCACACAATCCCGTATGATTCGGGCTTCTCCTGGGTTAATGACACCGGCGCTTTTAAATGCCATGAAGATGGATATGCCCAGATCAACTCCGGGGCTTATTCAGAGTCCTACATTGAAATGGGTGAGGTGGAGGTCGAGATTGAGGCTGAGATTACAACGTCCGCTCTGGGGACAGCTTCAACCTATGAATCAGGGTTGATCTTAAAATATGTTGACACTTCTAATTTTTTCTATTTGCGGATTAATATGGCATCTAATCAGATTGAGTTGCGTAAAGTTATTGCGACAACTGATTCCTCTGTCGGTTACGGTTCTTATACATGGGGCGGCGGAAATAAAAAAACGATATCGGCAAAGATTCACGGGGACTCAATAAGAGTTTATGTTGATGATGTTGTTCTGGCATGGAGTACAGGGGAAACCTTTCATGCTATTACAGGGGCTACCGCCCTGGATGCCGGAACTAAATTCGGAATGTTTACCGGGGCAGATGCGACAGATGCCAAGATTCACCATTTCGGCGCCGTTAGACCTTTATTCAAGGGGAAACTAAAAGAGCTTGTCCCACGCCCCCAGAAGGGCGCCCAGTATTGTTACATAAAAGCATATGACCTATTTGAGGATTTAAAACTCTCCAGGGGATACGGTTACCTTAATCCCAATCCTGCAATCAGGGCGAATGGGGGTCTACACGGTTACGCTTTAAAGCCTGTTGATTTTGGATCTGCTAATGTTTTGGATAAAGCTGACGCCTCGTACCAATATCTCACAAAGTATTATTCCGGCGGAGCAAACCAATATTTGCCTGTCCAATTCTATGATGGTCAAACCGTTCTGGAAGCTACCTACCGGATACAGGATGCAGAGGACGGCTTCATCTATGTAGACGGTCGGGGATATATTCACTTTGAGGAAAGGGCGCATAGAAATGAAGGAGCGCACCTGACAAAGGTGGGAACATATAAAGACACGTACGGGGCTTCTAATGCGGGTTACAGGCAGTATGCATATGATGATGGCGTCGATGGGGTTTATAACTCGGTAGAGATCGGATACCAGGCATATAGAACTAAGACGACACCGGCGGCTGATACTTTAACTGCGGGAGATACAGCCTGGGAATTAAGAGGAACCCCCGCAATAACAGCAGGGGAAACAAAGCATTTTGTC